AGGGCATTACCCACAGCCCCTCTTCGAGTTCCTCAGATCAGGCGACAGCAGCGCTGAGGAAGACACCCATGTCGGGAGAGACGACCTTCATGTCGTAGGTCATCTCGCCCTCGATCCGGTCCGACGCGATGTGCTCCATGCGGAAGTTCTTCATCCGGATGCCAAAGCTGTTACCAGCGAGGTAGCCGTTCCAGGTGAAGATGTAGCCCGCAGCGGGGGTCATCAGCGAGGGAGTGCTCGGCGTGTAGCAAAGCAGAGCGCCCTTGGAGTTGGACATGAACGAGTAGGTCGCCGCAGTGTCCTGCACGTCCGCGTCGTTGTACTCCTCGACCCCGGTGTACGAGGCGTAGGAGACCAGGATCTTCTCGACATCGAACAGGGAAGCCAGCAGGTCGGTGGTGACGACACCGCGCTGCGTGTACTTGATCCGGTCGATGATGTCGGGGTGGTTCTTCAGCTGCGTGATCGTCTGCGCACCGAGCACCAGCGTGTTGGCCTTCCGACCAGCCTGCAGGACGAACTCCGTCTGCAGATCGGCCATCTGCACGATGGGGTCAGACGCAGCATCGTTCCACTGCAGGAACTGGGTGCCGGTCGGGCTGGCCGCAACACCAGTCCGGTCAGAAGCCCAGACGCCAGTCTTGAAGTAGGTGTTGTTCCAGTCCAGGTCCCGCTTGAGCAGGAGCTGGTTGGTCACGAACTTCGTGGAGTCCTTGTCGAGGCTCCAGTTGGAGTCAGCGTTGGCACGGACCTGGTCATCAATGTCCTTGTGGACCGCGTAGACGTGGGCGTAGTAGGTGTCCGTGTCGACCCGGTAGCCGATACCCGGCGACTCGGTACCCGGAGCACGCTTCTGCACGTCGGTCCGGCGCCAATCAGACTTGCTGTACCGCCAGTACAGGTCGGACTGCTTCTGCACCGGCACACGCGGGAAGATCTTGTCCGCGATGAAGGTGGCAGTGTCCTGCATGTAGGCGACAGAGACGTTCGTCAGTGGCTGATTGACGTGGAGATCGCTCTGAGTCGGGTTAGGCATTGTCGGCTCCTCCTATCAGAGCTTGACGGCCAGCAGGACCGAGCAAAGCTCGCCTGCAGCAGCGGTGGTGGTCAGTGCCACTCCAACGGCGACCGAGCTACCAGCGGTGCTGGTGGCCTGCCCGTCACTGGAGATATACACCTTGGCGCCCGCAGTGATGGCCGCGTCAGAGACCACCTTGGTGACGCCTCGGATACCCACGGTGGCGGCAGCGCCGGTCACCTGAGGCTTGTTCTGGAGGACACCGATCACGTTGGTGTCGTCTCCGTCCGCGATTCCGACCGTGTGGCTGCCCGTCACCTTCACGAAGTGGTACTGCTTACCACCGTGTGGGGCGGGGCTTCCAGGCTGGCCGGGGACGCCGGTGTACACGGCCAGTGAGCTATCCGCGTTAAGCGTGATAGACCGGAGGCTCTCCTCGTACGCCATGAGTTTCCCTTCCCTTCCTTATCAGTGACGACGCGACGAGAGGTACTCGTCGTAGGCGCCGGGGTTCTCATCGAAGACCATCGCGACATCAGCAGCACCGGCCGACTTGCCGACCTCAACCCGCTCAGACGCGAAAGCGTTGACCTGGTCCATGATGTCGCCGTTGTCGCCGCCACCCTGGTAGCCAACTTCCTGGAAGAGCACCTCACCGGCAGTCTCCAGGCACTTGGCGATCACAGCGCAGTCGTCGTAGCTCATCGTCTCGGCCATCCGATAGAGCACCGGGCCGAGCTCGGTCGGGTCGACCGGCAGGTTGTACTCATGGGCCTTGGAGATGTACTCGCGGGTCAGGCGCAGGTCCCGCTCAGCCTGTGCGGCCTTCGCGATCTCCTGGCTCTGACGCTCCAGCTGCTCCACCCGGCCGAGGGCCTTGGCGATCACCTGGTCCCGCTCGCCGTCATCGAAGGCCTTGGAGAGCTCCTCCATCACCGACTGGGCAAAAGTGCCCTGCGGCTCGGCCTGCTTCTCGAAGAACGCGCTCTTGCCGACAGGCTCAGGCTCACGCTCCTCTTCCTCTGCGAGCGTGTACTCGTACGCGTTACCCTCCGCGTCGAACACAACCTGACCGTCCTCCAGGGACTCCTGGTCAAGCGTCTCGCCCTCTTCGTTGAAGAGATCGAACTCTGCGGGCATCTCGTCCTCCTCAGGAGCCCTCTTCGCGATGGTGATCATCGCGTGCTGGTTTGCACCCTTATCCACCAGTGAGATCTCATCGATCTCCATGTTGGTCAAGTTCTTGATCGGCTTAGGCATCTGCATCCACCTCTGCTAACAGTTTCTTAGTCTTGTCACGTCAGTCGTGCTGCACGCCGAACGCAGACGACGCTGACTTGGCGTAGGACGCCCAATCGTCGGACTTCTTCTTCCGGTGCAGGACACCAGCGCCCACTGTCAGACCAGCGGCAGCCACTCCCTTGCGGCCAGCCTTGACCTTCAGCTTCTTCGCCTGAGCAGCCGCCTCCTTGGTATGGGGCCGCGTGAAGTTGTCGGACTCACCCAGGTTCTTGAGAGCACCGAGACCGGCGACACCAGCAGCTCCACCCGCGACGTAGGGGTACGCCTTAGCCCGCTTGTGGCGATCCCGCTCAGCGTCGAAGGACTTCTTGAAGTTGCCCCGACGACGCTCGTTGATCTTGTGCTGCTGGTAGGACTGCTGACCCTTGGCAGCTCCACCGGTGACGGCACCCGCAGCGACCAGAGCTGCACCAGCCTTGGTCTTGGGCGTCAGCCGCCTATTGAGGATCTTGCCCGCGTGCTTGTTGGAATCCCAGAACTCTCGACCAGTCATGCGCTTGCCAGTTACCGGGCTCTTCCCGGTGGTAGCCCACTTCGCGCTGGTCCTCAGTCCCCTGGCTTCCTGACGCACGTAGCCAAGATCGCTGCCCTTGCTTTCCTGGTTACCGAGAACAGCGAGACCAGCACCCGTGCCGATAGCAGCACCCGCAGCAGTCTGGACCTTCCGGTCCCTGCGCTGAGTGCGCTCGCGCTGGTCGATGGTCTTCCACTCGCCAGCCTTCTCGATCTCTTCGAGCTCAGTCTCGTACCGCTTGGCGATGCCCTCCTCGCCCACGTACGGGGTATCGCTCTTGGCGACCGGCTTCTTCTTCCGGCCCTCAGCATTGGTGTAGGACGCGAAGTTGAAGGCGCCGAGACCACCGATGCCACCAGCAGTGGTGCTGGTACCCAGCGCGATGGAGTCAGCCTTCTTGGGGTTGATCCGCTTGAAGGCAGGGATGGCCTTCTGCGCACGCGTAGCGATCTTGCCGGTGCCACCCGCGCGTCCAGCGGCGAAGGCGCCGAGAGAGGTGAGACCCAGGGCACCAGTGGTCTGGGAGACCTTGCCCTGGATCTTCTTGCGACGCTTGATCTCAGCGTCGCTCATGATTCGGCTAGCCATGGTCAACGCCAAAGGCGGACTCGCCGCCCAGGCTCTTCGTGAACTTGTCGGGGCTCTGCCGCTTGTAGTGACCGCGCTTGTTGTTCTCGCGGAAGGCAGCGTAGGAGGCTCCATAGCCACCAGCCGCACCACCAGCGTTAGCCACGCCTGCGTTACCCCGCGACACCAGAGCCCCGGCCACCCGCCCAGCCGTGCTGCCACCCACGGTGTAGCCGACAGACCGGCCGGTAGCGCGAGCCTTACGACCCTTCTTGCCTGCGGCCAGGGAGTGGTAACCACCCAACGTGGTCGCCGCCACCGCGCGACCCTTGGTGTAACGCTGCTCCTTGCCCTTGGTCTTCTCGTACTTGCTGAACTCCATGGTCTCCACCTCGAACGGGTCGTAGTTCTTACCGAGCACTTCCTTGTACTTGCGCTGGCCCTTGACGCGTCCGACGTAGTCGCCACGGTGCTGTCCAGTGATGGCTCCAACGACCCCACCGCCGACTGCGCCAATGGCGCCCCTCTTGCTGTGGAGATGCCCAGCAGCAGCGCCTGCAGCAGCGCCTGCAGCGCCACCAACAGCGATCCCCTTGCTCTGACCCTTGAGCTGCTCCTTGCTCTGGATCTTGCCCGCGATGCGCCGTTCGTCCTTGGTGTACTTGGACTTCTTGGGAGAGAAGTCGTCGTTGTACCAGAGTGCCCGGTGCCGCTCGTCCTTGGTGGCGTTCAGCTTCTTGGCGACAGGAGTGATCATGGCCTTCTTCTTCCGCTTCTGGGCGAGCCTCGCCTCAGCCTTCCGGTTCTGGATTCCCCCGTGAACACCCAGACCAGCACCGACAGTGGCGCCTCCGATAGTGGACTTCAGAGGAAACTCAGGCCAACGACGATTCGCCTGGCGAGCTCCAGCAGAGCCCACGTCGGTGATCCGGGTGAAACCTCCAGCACGCTTCTTGAACAGGTCCTTAGACTCCGGGTACTTCTTGGCACCCACAGCGTCGCCCGCAGCGTTTCCAGCGACAGCACCGCCAAGGAAGCCATAGGCAGCGCCATAGAGCCGCTTACCAGGACGCGACAGCTCGGTGTCGACATCCACGTCTTCCTTGACCTTGGCCCCGATGGTCTGGCCTGTCTTGGGGTTGGTGGCTCGTCCAGAGGTGGCGTTGCCCCGGAAGGTCCGCGCCCTGTTCTTGAACCCCTTGGTCCTGGGGTTGCTGGTGAAGGCATCGTGGGCGTCCTTGACCGAGTCCTTGGCCTTCTGCCCGCGAGACCGGTGGACCTTGGGGACGTGGAGCATCGCTCCTCGGGTGCTAGGCACTGCGGATTCCACGTCCATGGATGGAGAAGCCCGTGCGCTCCCCGCTCTTAACCTTGCCCCAAAGCTCGTCGTCGTTGACCTGGTAGCCCACCCACCACCCGGTAGGGGTCTCCGGAGGCAGCCCGAGTGCTTCCTTCTTGTCCTCAGTGACGACAAAGCTCTCGATCATGTGCGACCCGACCTTGGGCTCACCGAACTCGTTGCGCAGGTGCATGTCCCCACCCTTGCGGGACTTGTGCACGTACTCGTACGCCGACTTCTCGACCTCATCGATGGCGATGTAGTCGCCCTGGAGGTCGACCACCGGCTCCCCGTTCATCTCCACGATGGAGGCCCACCCGAAAACCTGACGCTTGTCGGAGTCGACCTTGGAGATCTCGCCCTCCCACTTCACGTCGAACTCGGCGGACTTCTTGACCTGCTTCTTCCGGGAGGTCTTGATCTTCTCCGGGAGCCGCTTGAAGGTGCCCCTGCTGGCAGCGACCACTCGATCCGAGCCCTTGGTGGCCACAGCGGCGGTGAGCTGGCCCTTGGTCCTGGGGAGCTGAGCTCCCTCCGGGATCTCCCGAATGTCCTTGTGGATCATGTCGGGCTTCTTCTTGGTGTCCTTCTTGGCGCTGCGTGCCAGCACCCGGTTGGCCACCACGTCGCCACCGATGTTGGCCACCTGCAGACCCAGAGCAGCTCCCGCAGCGACCTTGGTACCGCGCGAGACCTTGATCGACTTCGGGGTCAGCGTGCCCCCGGTCTCGACCTTCCGCTTCTGGTTCCAGTCCTTGGCAGTGTCCTTGACGCCCATGGCGCCAGCACCCAGGCCAACCACGTTGGAGGCGAACCCCACCTGTGCCTGACGGCGCTCCGACTTCTTGCGGCGGGCGCTCAGGTCAGACTGGTCAGGGTTGGCCTTGTGGATCAGCTCGTGTCCCTCACCGAAGAGCAGATCCGCAACCTCGCGGAACGCATCATCCTGCGCGTAGCGCTTAGCGATCTGGTCCATAGCTCTATCGTCCTCGTTCTATCCAGTCGTGCCGGGTCGGAACTGAGTGGGGTACAGGGTGTAGGTGGGGATGGCGAAACGCTGTCCATGGATCATGTTCCGCGCGAAGTCATCGTCCGAGGCCGAGTAGTCACCAGAGATGTCCCAGTGCCCAGCTCCGACGTGGCTGTCCGGGTGATCGTTGGAGAGCTCCCTGTGGACCTTCTCCAGCTTCACCACGCGGACAGCAAAGTCGCCCTCGTTGACTCCGAGCTCAGCAGCGATGTCTCCGATGGGCATGTACTGGTCAGTAAAGAGCTCACCGTTCTCGTCCTCCCAGGTGACCAGCATGGGCTCGTCCAGGGAATCCTCGCCAGCGTCGTAGGCAGCGACAGCACCGATGACCTTCTCCACGTCGTCAGCGGTGATGACCCCCTTCTTTCCGCTCTCCCCGAATCGCGGGTGGATGTGAGAGAAGACGATCCTCTCGTCAGGAGACCAGGTGTGCCCGAGGATCCTGATCTTCGCCTTCGCGATCTTGTCGTTCCGCCACTCCTCTGCCGCGTGGAAGGCGATCAGCTCGTTGTGGAAGAACCGCTCTCCCCGGAACTGGTAGTCCATGCTGATGGGGTGAGTGTCAGGAGACATGAAGGCGTAGAGCGGGATGTCAGTGAGATCGAGGTAGCCATCGTCAGGTTCAGGCTCTGGCTTAGGACGAGGTGCTGGCTCGTCCAGGCGCACACGCTCTGTAGAGAGCTGCACGCGCGTTTCAGGCTCGCTCAGCCTGACCGGTTCACTATGGCTCTCCAGCGTCACAGGGCCTGACTGCAGCGACACCCGCCCGAGAGATACGTTCTCGTGCAGCCTCACCTTGGGCGCATCCAGGCGCACGCGCTCGTCCTTCTCCTCCACGCGCTCCTTCAGCTGCTCACGGAGCTTCTCAGCGCCTGCGATCATCTCGTCCAGAGCTGGAGTGGGACGATCTTCCAGCGTCACCGGCTTGAACAGTGGAGCAGCAAACTGGCGACTCTTGGCAGAGAACCGTCCGTCCCTGGCGCGCGGGTGCTCCTCCTCTTCCCACTCCTCAGCCTTGCCCACAGGGATGGTGACCAGCCGGATCTCGCACCGGCAGTTGACGTGGACCCCAGGAACGTAAAGCCCGTTCTCGAACTTGTCGGTGACATTGGCCCGCTTGCCGTGCAGCGGACCGCACGAGGGGCAGACCCGCTCGTCCTTGGCGGTGAGCCAGACCTTCTCGGCGGTCTCGGTGAGCTGACCGTGGGAGACCAAGTAGTTCCAGGCCACCTGCTGCGCCTGCTGGGAGATGTTGTGGCTCTCCTGCTCCGCGAAGATCTTGAACCGCGACCCCAGGGACTGGGCGATGTATGCGTTGATCTTCCGCTTCAGGTTCTGGCTCTGACCACTCTCCACGGGCTTGTCGAACTTCGCAGAGGTGTAGCCACCCATCTGTCGGGGAGAGAGCCCGAAGGCCTCCAGCGACCGCTCTGCGGCCAACCGAGGAGGCATCTTGCGGTTCACGAAGGTGTTGAACCCCTGGATCAGAGCCTCGCGCGAGGTGGTGTGGAAGTAGGTCCCCATCCGATCCGCGTAGTCGTCTGCCAACGCGTTCAGGGTGCCAGGAGCGATGTCTCCTGACCGAGCCTTGAGGAACCCCTCCGCGTACGCCGAGACCAGGTAGGGACCAGTGACCCGACCGAAGGTGGGCATGAAGGTCGCCCACAGCTCATCCAGCACCTTGCTGAGCATGCCGGGGTTGATCTCCATGTGGGGCAGCTGCTTCTTGAACTCCCGGATCA